AAGAATGGCAACCAGATTCACTTATTATTGAAGCAAAAGCATCCGGTTCACCACTTTTATTTGAATTAAGAGCCATGGGTATACCTGTACAAGAGTACACTCCGAGTAAAGGTAGTGATAAAATCGCGAGATTAAATAGTGTTTCAGATATATTTGCAAGTGGATTAGTATGGGTACCTGAAACTAGATGGGGCGAAGAGTTGGTAGAAGAAGTTGCTAGCTTCCCGTCTGGTGAACATGATGACTTAGTGGACTCAATGACCCAGGCCATTATGCGGTTTAGAAGAGGTGGGTTTATACGATTAGAGTCGGATGAGCCAGACCCAGTTCAATATTTTAAATCCAAGAAAAACGCTGGTTTTTACAGGGTCTAATATGCTTAACGTTTATTACCAACTATTTGAAGGCATTTTATCTAAAGAGTTCTGTGAGCACGTAATTGCTACTATCCCCTGGGATAAATCTACCCCCGCCAAACTAGATGAGTCTAAGGTAAAAGAAAACCAAAGAAAAGGTAACGTATATTGGGAAGAGTTGTTTAGCCCCATAGGCTGTATAGCACAATGCCATATAAATGTAGCAAACTCTTTAGCTGAATGGAATTATCCTGTAAACTACTGCGAACGGATACAGATGAGTAGTTATTCAGATGGCGGCCATTATGACTGGCATATTGATTCATTTGCCCCAAAAGATGGTATACAAAGAAAATTAAGTTGCAGTATTCAATTAAACGACCCAGAAGAATATAAAGGCGGAGAATTGGAATTAGAAATTGAGCCAGGTAAGAATTTACTGGCTAAGCAGGGGAGCATACTTGTGTTTCCTTCGTTTTTAAAGCATCGTGTGCAACCTGTCACCAGTGGAACCAGATACGCAGCGGTAACTTGGGCATATGGCCCGGCATTTAGATAGGATAATTTATGGCAATGGATAAAGGTTTATATCAAGCACCCCAGGGTATCACAGGCTCACCTGATGAGCCACCACTTGAAATTGAGATTGTGGACCCAGAAGAAGTTCACATTGGTCTTGATGGAATGCCTATTCTAGACATAGAAAAAGAAGAACCAGAAGATAATGAGTTCGATGAAAACTTAGCCGAGAATATTGACGAAGGTATTCTCCAAACTATTGCCAGCGACCTAATTGGTTTAGTAGATGCAGACGTTGCCGCCCGTAAAGATTGGGCCGATACTTATGTCGAAGGTCTTAAATTACTAGGGCTTAAATATGAAGAAACAACGGAACCCTGGGCGGGCGCATGTGGCGTTTACCACCCTATGTTGGCTGAGGCGGTTGTCAAGTTTCAATCGGAAGCAATCATGGAGACCTTCCCAGCCATGGGGCCGGTCAAGACTAAGATTGTTGGCAAAGAGACAACAGCAAAAAAGGAAGCCTCAATCCGTGTTTCGGATGATATGAATTACAAGCTCACTGAGCAGATGAGTGAGTACCGTCCTGAGCATGAGAAGTTATTGTGGAACTTGCCACTGGCTGGTTCTGCGTTTAAGAAAGTTTATTACGACCCAAGTTTGGGTAGACAAGTTGCGGTCTTTGTACCAGCTGAAGATTTAATTGTTCCTTATGGCGCTTCTAATTTAGAAAACGCTGAGCGCATCACCCACCAAATGCGCAAGACCAAGAACGACGTTAAGAAACTCCAGGCAGCTGGATTCTGGCGTGATATCGACTTGGGCGAGCCAATGAACGTCATGGACGACATTGAAAAGCGCAAAGCAGAAGAGCAAGGCTTCTCAGCAACAACCGATAACCGCTTTAAGATTTTTGAAATTTGTGTTGATTACGACTTGCCAGGATATGAAGATGAAGATGGTATTGCACTACCTTACATCATTACCCTAGAAAAAAGCACCGCAAAGGTGCTAGCTATCCGCCGTAACTGGTACGAAGATGATATCTTAAAGCTTAAGAGAAATCACTTTGTTCACTATCAATACGTACCAGGATTCGGATTTTATGGCTATGGACTCATACATCTTATTGGCGGTTATGCTCGTTCAGCTACTACTATTGTTCGTCAGCTCGTCGACGCAGGGACACTCAGTAATTTACCGGGCGGTCTCAAAGCCCGCGGCCTCAGAGTTAAAGGTGACGACACACCAATCTCCCCAGGAGAATTCCGTGATGTAGACGTACCAAGCGGCACAATTAAAGACAACATTATGTTGTTGCCATACAAAGAACCTAGCCAAACGCTTATGTCTTTGTTTAATCAGATTGTGCAAGAAGGTCGTTCATTTGTATCAGCTGGCGATTTACAAGTATCCGATATGGGTGGAAATGCCCCAGTTGGTACGACTTTAGCTATTCTTGAGCGTACCCTGAAGGTTATGTCGGCAATCCAAGCTCGTCTGCATTATTCGATGAAGCAAGAGTTTAAGCTACTCAAAGTTATTATTGCTGACTACACACCAGAGGAATATGACTATGAACCTGAAGAAGGTAGCCCAGCAACTAAGAAATCAGATTATGACGATGTGGAGGTTCTACCAGTTAGCGACCCTAATGCGTCTACGATGGCGCAGAAAATCGTACAGTATCAAGCTGTGCTACAGCTGGCTCAACAAGCACCACAACTCTATAACTTGCCACTCCTCCACAGACAGATGATTGAAGTTCTTGGTATCAAGAACGCACAAAAACTTGTCCCAATGGCAGACGACCAGAAGCCACAAGACCCAGTGACTGAAAACCAGAACGTATTGATGCTCAAGCCTGTTAAGGCGTTTAGCTACCAAGACCATGAGGCCCATATTCAGATTCACATGGCAGCTATGCAAGACCCCAAGATTATGCAACTCTTACAAAATAATCCACAGGCTCAGCAGATGCAAGCAGCTATGATGGCGCACGTCAATGAGCATATTGGCTTCCAGTACCGTATTGAAATTGAGAAGCAATTGGGTATGTCCTTACCAGCTCAGAAGATGGATGAGATGAATGAGGAAGAAGACACCAACATGACTCCAGAAATGGAAGCTAAGTTGGCACCAATGATTGCCCAAGCAGCACAAAAACTATTGGCCCAGAACCAAATGCAAGCTAAACAGCAACAAGCTCAGCAACAAGCTCAAGACCCAATCATTCAAATGCAAATGCAAGAGTTACAGCTCAAAGCACAAGAGCAACAACGTAAGGCCACTAAAGACCAGACCGATGCTCAACTTAAGATGAAACAGTTAGAGATTGAGCAAGAGCGTATCAAGTCACAAGCTATGATTGCCGCTGGCCAAGGTATTAACCAAGCCGCCATGAATAATGCTAGATTAAAAACCCAACGTATTCAGAAAGGTGCCGAGTTAGGTTTGAAAGCATTAACGACACATACTCAAAACCAACAAAACAATTTGCAACAGACTAAAGACCATGTTAACCAACAAGTTTTAGCTGAAAGACAGGCCGCAAATTTAACTAAAAAGGAAACTAACGAGTGACCGAGTACGACTACCTAGTTAACGAACTTGAAAAAGAAATCGAGGCTAGAGCACAATCCGTTGCCGCAGGCAATTGCCAAAACTTAGAAGAGTATCGAAACACAACAGGGATTATCCGTGGTCTTGCCCTTGCTGTGGATTTAATCAAAGACCGCGTGCAAAAACTAGAGGAACTAGATGAGTGACCTTATCATAAGTGACGCATTGGGCAACCTTTCGACACTACCAGAGAAGCAAGAAGAAAGAGCAACACAACTTCCTAAACCTCAAAGCTACCATATTTTATGTATGGTTCCAAAGGCAGAAGAAGAGTATTCAGAAAGTGGCATTATCAAGTCAGCACAATCCATGCAATACGAAGAGGTACTAACTCCTGTTTTATTTGTTATGGCTTTAGGCCCAGATGCTTATTCAGATAAAGAGCGTTTTCCTAATGGTCCTAGCTGTAAAGTAGGTGATTTTGTGTTGATTAGACCCAATTCTGGTTCAAGACTAAAGATTCACGGTCAAGAATTTAGAATTATTAACGACGATAGCGTAGAAGCTACTGTTGAAGACCCCCGCGGGATTTCGCGTGCATAAGGAGATTTAAATGGCAACAGAAGAATTAGGAACAGTTACATTTGGAAAGGGTGGGGAAGTAATTCCTCTAGGTGGTGACAATGACACCTTTGAATTTCCAGATGAAATTGAAACAAAGCAAGAAGTTAAAACTAAGGGTAAACCCGAAGTAGAAACTTCCGAAGTAGATATTGAAATTGTTGATGACACCCCACCAGAAGATAAAGGGCGCGAGCCTATGGAAGCTTCTCCTGAGGATATTGACGAGGACGAGCTTAATGAATATGACAAAAAGGTACAGAAAAGACTAAAGAAATTTAGTAAAGGCTACCATGATGAGCGCCGTGCCAAAGAAGAAGCCGTTAAACTGCGGGAAGAAGCCATACGGGCAGCCAAAGTACTTGTAGAGGAAAACAAAAAACTACAGGCACAACTGCATGAAGGCAGCAAAATTTTTATTGAACAGGGTAAAAATGGCGCTGAAGCTGAACTTAATATGGCTAAAAAAGCCTATAAAGAAGCTTATGATTCTGGCGATTCCGATGCTTTAGTTGAAGCCCAGCTTAAAATTTCAGAGGCCACTCTAAGATTAGATAGAGCACGTAATATGCAACCTATCGAGCCACGGGAATCTCAAGTACGTATTCCAGAACCTACCCCACAAGCCCCAACTCAGGACGAAAAACTAACAAAATGGCTTGATGAAAACCCTTGGTACGGTGGAGATACACCTGAAGAAGATGAAATGACAGGGTTAGCAATAACTGTTCATAATAGACTCGCAAGAGAATACGGTGAAAAATATGTTGGCACCGATGAATATTATGAAAAAATTAATGCTACAATGAAAAAAAGGTTCCCTGACCAATTTCAGGAGCAAGACGAAACACAAGAAGTAGAAACAAAAACACCGGTTAAAACCCGTGCAACAAAACCCGCTGCAGCAGTTGTAGCACCAGCTACCCGCTCAGTTGCCCCTAAGAAAGTACAATTAACGCCTACTCAAGTACAGCTCGCGAAACGCCTCGGTGTTCCGTTAGAACTGTATGCCAAGAAGGTTGCCGAACAAAAGAATGGAGATAGATAATGAGTAAGATTACACGCGAATTAGAAACTCGGGATACCGAGAAGAAGCCAGTAGCAACATGGGCACCCCCACAACTGCTACCTGAGCCAAATGAGCGTCCAGGCTGGGTACACCGTTATGTACGGACATCCACACTTGGTACAGTCGACCCCATGAACGTCTCCTCAAAGCGTAGGGAAGGGTTTGAACCTGTAAAGGCAGAAGACTATCCCGAACTTATGGCCCACGCGTCCATTGATGGACAGTTCAAAGGCTCGATTGAGATTGGTGGTTTAGTTTTATGCCGCGCACCAGCTGAATTTATGGAACAGCGTGCTAATCATTATGAGAAGCTAGCTAATAGTCAGATGGAATCGGTTGATAATACTTACCTAAGAGAGAATGACCCACGTATGCCAATGTTTAAAGAACGGTCTACTAAGGTTACTTTCGGTAAGGGTTAATTTAATTTAATTTAGGAGATTTAATATGGCAACAGTAGCAGGCCCATACGGGCTAAAGCCAATTAACCTCATCGGTGGTCAAGCATTTAATGGTGGTGTTATTCGCGAATTTGCGTTAACAACTAACAATACTGCTCCTATCGGTAATGGTGACTTGGTTCAAATTACGGCTGGTGTACCAACCGTTGTTACATCTACGCCCGCTGTCGGTACCCAAAAGGGTCTCGTTGGTGTTTGTGTAGGTGTTCGTTATCAATTAGCAACCCAACAGTTGGGCTATCCTTTGTATGCACAGTATTTGCCAGCAAATGCAATTACTGCCGGCTATACAAACGTGTTTGTTCGCGTAATGGATGACCCAGATTGCTTGTTCCAAGTCCAAGCTACCGGTTCTGTAACCGCTGCTAACATTGGTTCTAACGCACAATTGACTGGTTTTACAAATGGTACAGGTAGCACAACTGTTAACACCACTACTGGTAACTCAGTAGTTTCATTGTTGCAAAGCTCTATTTCCAATAACAACGCTACATATGCAGTACGTATCGTTGACTTGGTAAATGAGTCTTCAACATTCGGTGGTAACTACCCTTCGAACCCAGGTGACGCTTATACAGATTGCATCGTTAAGATTAACTTTGGCGCCCATTCATATTACCAAGCACAATCTAACTAAGGAGCTAAAACATGGCTATTTCACGTTCACAGCTCCTAAAAGAGCTATTACCAGGTCTTAATGCATTGTTCGGATTAGAATATGCACGTTACGGCGAAGAGCACAAAGAACTCTATGAAATCGAGAGTTCCGAGCGTTCATTCGAAGAAGAAACCAAGCTGTCCGGTTTCTCTGCTGCCCCAGTTAAGTCTGAAGGCGCCGCAATCTCATATGACAATGCGCAAGAAGCATGGACCACACGCTACTCACACGAAACCATCGCTTTGGGTTTCTCAATCACTGAAGAAGCGATTGAAGATAACTTGTACGACAGCTTGTCTGCTCGTTACACCAAGGCTTTAGCTCGTGGTATGGCTTACACCAAGCAAGTTAAAGGTGCTTCTGTATTGAACAACGGCTTTAGCTCCAGCTACACTGGCGGCGACGGCGTTGCATTGTTCTCTACCGCTCACCCATTGGTTTCTGGTGCAACAAACAGCAATACTTTCTCAACTCAAGCTGACTTGAACGAGACTTCCTTGGAAGCCGCCGTTATTCAAATCGCTGCTTGGACTGACGAGCGTAGCCTTTTGATTGCAGCTAAACCTAAGAAGTTGGTTGTTCCTCCTTCATTGATGTTCGTTGCTACTCGTTTACTTGAGACCAAACTCCGTGTTGGTACCAACAACAACGATATCAGCGCTATCAATAACAACGGTACAATCCCTGAAGGTTACACAGTTAACCACTTCTTGACCGATACAAACGCATGGTTCTTATTAACCGACGTTCCAAACGGCTTGAAGCACTTCGTTCGTACACCACTCCAGAATTCTATGGACGGTGACTTCGATACAGGTAACGTACGTTACAAATCACGTGAGCGTTACAGCTTCGGCTGGTCTGACCCTCTCGGTGCATTTGGCTCCTCTGGCTCGTTCTAATCAGAACTGCCTAATAAGAACCCCGCTCAAAAGGCGGGGTTTTTTCTTTATAAATATATTGCTTTTTTAAAAAAAGATGTATACTTGCGCTATCTGGGTAATTTCTCTTACCGGACTGTCCCAGCAGACGATGCAACGATTGGTAAGAGTGAACTTTTGCATAAGGACAATTTGACATGGCACGTTCCACTTTTGAAGGCCCGATTCTATCTGGCGATAACCGTTTTGGCCCACTACGTGATGTAGGCTATGCTCGTTTAAATCAAACAGCAGCTTTAACTCTTACTAATACAACTGCTAATACCGCTGGCTACGCTGGTGCATCGCAACAATTTGTAGGCTCTAACAATATTCCTAACGGTAATGCCGTTGTTTATAGCCCTTCCGCTACCGTATATCCACCTGTAGCAGCTACTATTCCTGCTGACAGCGCAACTAATATCTACCGTGGTTTTGTTGCTTATGTCCCAGTTGGTTCACGTATTACTGACATGATTGTTGATATTGGTGTAGTTCCAACTGTTGCTGCTGGTACTTTGACCTCTGTTCAAGTATTGATTTCTAATGGCTACACAGCAGCTGCTGGTACCGCTGCTTATGGCGCAACTGCTGTTTTGACATCCCCTGCAGTTGGTCGTCAGTCTTTGGCTGCATTTACAGGTACTCAGTTGGCTAACCAACAAGCTACTACAGCCGATATTACTAATGGCCAACAACCAAGCACGTTGTCACAAGTTGTGTTTACAGTAGCTTTGGTAGGTACTTCAATGACCACTATTTCTGCTGGTACTTTGTACTTTAACCTCAATTACGCACAACCTGATGGTTCAATTGGTTCTGCAACTGTTTACCCATATGGTAACTTTGACTAATTAATCCCGGGGGACTTCGGTCCCCTTTTTAAAATTTAAGGAGATTAATTATGACAATGCAAACCGATGTTCGTTCATCACGACTGACTCAGTCTGGCTGGCTTGTTTCTGGAACTACCCGTCTTAAAGGTATTTCTATCCGTGCTGGTAATGGCTCTAGTACAAGCCGCGCAAGTATTTTTGATACATCTGTTGCCCCAGTAGCTGCTACTTACGCACAATCAGGTACAACTGTAACTGTAACATCTACAGCACACGGTCTTACAACTGGACAGTCAATAGCTATAGCGTACTATCCAAATGGTAGTCAGTTTTCTGCTACAAACGGAAACTATACTGTTACTGTTACTGGCGCTAATACATTTACTATTACTGACCCTAACTCAAATACAGTAGGTTCTGGTACAACTTGTGTATACGCAGTTGGTGGCAACTATATGTTCTTTTATGCTATAACTTCTGGCGATACATACCAAAACTATGTTGAGTTTCCTGGTGAAGGTATTAAAGCGTACCAAAAAATATACGCATATTTTGATAATACTTTAGTTAGTTCAGTAACAGCGATATATGGCTAAAAAGACCCCATCCCTCGCAGTGGGTCGTGGTGAGAAACTACCAGTCTCGAAAGGGGCTGGTCTCACTGAAAAAGGTCGCAAGAAATATAATGCGGCTACTGGCTCGAATTTAAAAGCCCCACAGCCTGAAGGAGGCCCTCGCAAGAAGTCATTCTGCGCTAGAATGTCGGGAATGCTTGGACCAATGAAAGACGAAAATGGCAAGCCTACTAGGAAGGCAGCTAGTTTAAAACGGTGGAAATGCTAATGAGTGATATAGACCCAATCTCAACGGCTAGAGAACTAGCTACACACGCTAACGATATTGAGCACTTGCAGGCTGACATGGACAAGATGGTAAAAGAGATGTCCGAAATTAAGACCGCTATTCAAGCCATTCAAAAGACTTTGGCTGAAGCTCATGGCGGCTGGAGATTGTTACTTGGTGTTGGCGGCGCTGCAGCTTTAATCGGCGCTATTATGGCTAATTTGTTTCAAGGATTTTGGAGTAAGTAATGCCTAGCTCATCTAAAAAACAACATAACTTTATGGCTGCTATAGCTAATAATCCCAAGTTCGCTAAAAAAGTTGGGATACCACAGTCAGTAGGCAAAGACTTTGAAAAAGCTGATAAGGGTAAAAAGTTTGCAGTTGGTGGTGTAAATCGTATTAATATGCAACAAACCAGACATGGGTATGTTAACGGTGCCCCAAAAGGTGCTCCTGACGCAAACTTAAATAAATTTATTGGAAAGAAACAAGGCGGAAAAATTATGGCAATGCAAAAACAAAAAGGTGTTAAAACCGATGAACCCTTTAACCCAAAAAATGTAGAAGACGGCATGAAAAAAGGTGGAAAAGTGGATAAAGAATCTAAATCAGAAATGAAGCGCGAAGAAGCGATGGATAAGAAGCAAGACGTTGCTATGATTAAAAAAGCGTTTAAAGAGCACGATGCCCAAGAACACAAAGGTGGTAAGGGTACTAAGATTACCTTGAAAAAAGGTGGCATGGCTAAGAAAATGGCTATGGGTGGTTCCGTAAAACCATCTAAAATGGAGTCTGTAAAGACAAGTTCAAACCGCGACGGTATTGCCGAGCGTGGTCGTACCAAAGGTCGTGTTTGTTAATTTAAAGGAGAAGTAAAATGACTATTAAAGAACAAGGAATGGGTCCATCAGGCATGGATGCAGACGTTGAAAAATTCCCAAAATTTGAAGCCCATGATATGGCTACTAAAAAACATGCTGCGGGCTATATGGCACAACATGACATGCTTGCTGAACACAAAGCTGGCCATGATGCACATCACGAAGCTGTTATGAAGATGTGTGGCGGCGGTATGACCAAGAAGAAGTAATTGTGGCTGACGACCTAGATACTGAACGTGCTGCTCAAAAAGCACTTAAGCAAATAAAGCTTAACAAATCCCTCTACGATGCCGGTCAAATGGCTCAAGAGGGTAGAGCAGCTATGGCAGCTGATAGGACTTACACAAAAGTACCTGCAAACAGTAGAGCTGGCGGCGGAGCTGGAACCAGCGAAGGTGGTGGAGCAGATATGGAAATGATGCATGGTATGATGGCACCAAACCCAAAACCAACCTATAAAAAGGGTGGCGCGGTTAAAAAGTTTAAGCACCATGACGGCATAGCACAACGTGGAAAGACAAGAGCATAATGAAAGCATCTAGAGGTATGGGCGCCGTACGCCCAAGTAAATTACCAAAGTCTCCAGAGTCTGCTGTATTACTTAAAAAAGGTGGAGAAGTTTGGGATAAACCACGCCCAAAAGGATTAGGCAAACCAAAAAAATTATCAGCGGCTAAAAAGTCTAGCGCAAAAGCTATGGCTAAAGCAGCTGGTAGACCCTACCCAAATCTAGTTGATAACATGAGAGCAGCAAGGAAAAAATAATGGCTACTAAAAATTGGATTAAAGATGCAATTAAAAAGCCTGGAGCATTACGCAAAGAACTTGGCGTAAAAGAAGGTAAAACTATACCAGCTAAAAAATTAGCTTCTG